AGTACGATCTTCCACCTCATGTCTGTCGAAGCTAACGCTAGGTTGTACATCAGAGAGGTACGTGAAGAGTACTCACGCGAAGACCTTACTGCATGGCAGGATGCTACTGTAGGCACACGTAGGTTCTATGCCTTCGATCACTTTGGTTCTATGCGTACAGATGAAATCCTTAGTAGGATTAGGTACATGATCAAGGCTCTCGATTGTAAGTGGATATTCCTTGACCATCTATCTATCCTTGTGTCAGGCTTGGAAGGTGAGGATGAGCGACGTAACATTGATAACCTCATGACTAAGCTACGTAGTATCACAGAAGAATGTAATGTATCGTTGCTACTTGTATCCCATCTAAGACGTACTAGTGGAGACGCAGGGCATGAGCAAGGCAAAGAGGTAAGCCTATCACACCTTAGAGGCAGTCAGAGCATTGCACAGCTATCTGACGCAGTTGTAGCTATGGAAAGGGACCAGCAATCTGATGACGATAACATCTCCAACACCACAACGATACGTGTATTGAAGAATCGTTACAGTGGTGAGACAGGTGTGGCTTGTCACTTGTTCTTCAACAAGGATACTGGTAGGTTACAAGAAGTTCAAAGCCTTGGTGATAATCCTGATGGTGGTGATGATGGGGATATGGTTCTTTGACTAAGATGATTTTAATTACTGCTCTTATCAGCGATGTTATTATTATTCTTGTTATTAACCTAGTATTTAGTATACTTTAACATAACAGAAGATTGATAATGAATGTAGTTCTAGATATTGAGACAGATAGTTTAGATGCCAGTGTTGTTCATTGCATCGTAGCTAAAGATAGGCAGACAGGGGAAGTTCATTCTTGGAGAGAACAGGAATGCTATACAGACTTCCCCTTGTTCTGTAGTAAAGTAGATAAGTTTATAATGCACAACGGTATATCTTTTGATGCTCCAGTACTTAATAAGTTACTGGGTACTAAGATATCCTTATCTCAGATAGAAGATACATTACTTTTATCTCAACTAACCAATCCATCTAGAGATAAGGGTCACTCATTAAAGTCTTGGGGTGAACGATTAAACTTTGCTAAGATAGAGTTCAAAGACTTCACCTCTGGTATCTCTGATGAGATGGTAGAGTATTGTAAGGGTGATGTAGCTTTAACAGAACGGGTATGGATAACCTTACAACAAGACATAAAGAAGATAGATAGAAGAGCTATAGATTTAGAATACAAAATAAGAGCCTTGATAGATCAACAGGAGAAAGGCGGGTTCACTCTTGATATTCAAAAAGCAACAGGACTTATTGCAAGGCTTGAAGATAAAGCAGATGAATTAAAAAAAGAAGTTCACCAAAGGTTTACTACTATTCTTGTTCCGGTTAAGGAAGTAACACCTCGTTATAAAAAGGATGGGAGCTTATCTACTGTAGGTCTTAGACATATAAGTGATCCACTAACAGTTGTAGGTGTACATACATCTATTGAATACCAAGAGTTCAACCTAGCTTCTAGGCAACAGATAGTAGCTAGGCTTACAAAATGTGGATGGAAACCAGAGAAGTTTACTGAGAAAGGCCACGCTATAGTAGATGAATCTGTACTTAAAAATGTAGATATACCTGAAGCTAAGATGATAGCAGAATACTTAATGTTAAATAAGCGGGTAGCCCAAGTTAAATCATGGGTTAAATCTTTAAGAGAGGATGGTAAAGTTCATGGACAAGTACTTACTCTACGAGCTATATCAGGAAGGATGGCGCATCATTCACCTAACATGGCTCAAGTTCCAGCGGTGTATTCTCCCTATGGTAAGGAGTGTCGCGAGTGCTGGACAGTATCAGATGCCGCTAATGTTCTTGTTGGTTGTGATGCTTCTTCTCTGGAACTAAGAGCATTAGCCCACTACCTTAATGATCGTAAGTTTACAAACGAGGTAGTAGATGGTGACATACATACAGCTAACCAACATGCTGCAGGATTAGAGACAAGGGACCAAGCGAAGACATTCATCTATGCATTTATCTTTGGAGCAGGTGCAGCTAAGATAGGGCAGGTAGTAGGTGGGGATGCCAAGCAGGGTCAGAAGTTAATAGATACCTTCTTAAAGAATACTCCATCATTAGCTATCTTCAGGAAGAAAGTTGACAAAGCAAGTCAACGTGGTTATCTTGTCGGAGTTGATGGCCGACATCTAATAATAAGAAATCGTCATGCTGCTGTTAACTTATTAATACAAGGTGCTGGTGCTGTTATCTGTAAGCAATGGTTAGTAAATATAAACCAACTAACTAGAGAAAATAAACTTGATGCAAGACTTGTGGCATCTATCCATGACGAATACCAACATGAAGTTTCTATTAAGCACTCTAAATTATTTGGAGAGTTAACAAGGAAAGCAATGAAGCAAACAGAAAAGGATTTAAATATATTGTGTCCTCTAGATAGTGAATACAAAATAGGAAACACATGGGCAGACACACACTAACCTAAAAGGAAGACGATATGTTTCAAATAAAAGAAGTACCTATTACAAAACATATGATTGAGTGGGCGACTCGAATGTCCGATGACATGGGTGTTCTCAAAGGTTCCTTTACAAAAGGTAAGGGTAATCTTTATGGTGCTATGGGAGAGATAATGGTTTCAGAATATCTATCCAGACCTATTCAGTCTACTTATGATTACGATATAGTTTTAAGTGATGGTAGTAAGATAGATGTTAAGACTAAGAGAACAAAGGTTAGACCTGAACTTAATTATGATTGTTCAATATCTAATTGGAATACAAAACAACAGTGTGATTACTATGTTTTCTGTAGGGTTAAGACAGACCTATCAGTTGGCTGGATGCTAGGTTACTACGATAAGGTAAAGTATATGGAAGACAGCATCTTCCTTAAAAAGGGAACAGTAGATAAGTCTAATGGATATTCAGTAAGAAGTGATTGTTATAATTTAAAGATAGACTTACTGTCTCCTATAGAAAAGTTATTACATAATGAGATCATAAGGCGCTCCAATGATTGAACTTAGTAAATACTATAGTGATAAAAATGAGAATACAGTGGTAGTTTGTGTGTCCGCAACAGATTACTATCTTAAGTACTACGAGAAAAATGGTAGATGTTTCCACACGGAATCTTTTCCGGGTCGTAGTGTATATTATGTAGAAGATGCTGCAGAAAATTGGGCATTAGGTATAAAAAATATAAACAAACCTAAATACAAAGAAGATAAAAAGTCTTGACTTAACTATTCTAATGGTGCATAATTCCAAAACTGAAACAGAGAAGCTATATGTGTAGCTTCCATAATGAAAGGTAAATTAAGATGGCTAATGACATTCATATTATTTCTGGTAAAGCTCATTGGGCAAGTGTTCTCTCCCCTAATACAACGTATGAGCCTACCTATTGTATCGACGTAGAGTTGGACAAGGATACGAAGAAACAGGTAGGAAATCTTGGTCTTATTGTTAAGAACAAGGGTGATGATCGTAATGATTTTGTTACCATCAAACGTAAAGCTATTAAGAAGGATGGTGATCCACGACCTGCTCCTCTCGTAAAGGACTCAAGCAATAACCCTTGGGACAATCAACTGATTGGTAATGGTAGTGATGTTAATGTTAAGTTCTCTACCTATGATTGGACCTATGCTGGTAAGGCTGGTGTAGGTGCTGACCTGATGGCTGTTCAAGTTGTTAATCTGGTTAGCTATGGTAATGACAAAGACTTTGATACGGTGGATGACGGCTACGTTGTTAGTGGTTCTTCTTCAGGGTCGCAAGAAGAGTCTGTTCCTTTCTAGGATAGGCTAAAACTATACGGGGTTGCCATATGAATTGGGGCAACGATAACTGTCTAGCAGGTGAGGAGAGGGACTGCTAGTTATCTATTAAATTATAAATGTCTTATAAGGAAAGATAGTAATGGCTAAGAAATCTAATAAACAAATCAGTACTCTGGTTGAAGATATATATAGCCTCTTCACTTCAGATAAGAAAGCAAATATAGATGCTGAAGATTTGAAAGAAATGTCAGAAGAAATTTGTTCTAGTATTATCGAAGCTATTACTCAGGAAGAAAGGAAGCCAAGGAACAATCTAAGACTGTCCATGATAGGTCAACCCAATAGAAAGATATGGTACTCTTTTAATAATAAAGATGACAATAAGAAACAAGAACAAGAGTTTACTGGGCCTGACTTTATTAAATTTCTTTATGGTCATATCTTAGAGAGTGTCCTTGTCTTCCTTTCTAAGACTGCTGGACACAGGGTATCAGACAGGCAGAAGGAGCTTGTAGTTAATGACGTAGTAGGACATCAGGATGGTATGGTAGATGATGTACTAGTAGACTTTAAGAGTGCTTCAAGCTTTTCGTTTAAGAAGTTTAAGACGGGAAAGATTTTCCAAGATGATCCCTTTGGTTACATCGCACAGCTTTCTGCATATGCTCAAGCAAATGAGGTGAAGGAAGCAGGGTTTGTGGTTATAGATAAGACTACAGGAGAGATAACCTATTGCCCTGTACATCACATGGAGATGATAAATGCAGAAGATCGTATTGATTCTATCAGAGAGTCTCTCGAAAGTAGTATCCCTCCTGAGCGTTGTTATAGTGCTATTCCTGATGGTGCCGCTGGTAATCTTCGCCTTGATACTGGCTGTATTTATTGTTCTTATAAGTTTGATTGTTGGTCTGATGCAAACAACGGCACAGGACTAAGGGCCTTTCAGTATGCAGCTAATGTTAAGTATCTAACTAAAGTAAATAAGGAACCCAATGTCCAAGAAATACAGATTTAGATCAGGTGCAGAGAAGACAATGGCTGAATGTCTGACTGCTGCTGACGTTCCCTTTGACTTTGAACCTCACTATGTTCCTTACGTATGGTTAGAAACTAAGAAGTATCTTCCTGATTTCGTACTAGAATCCTCTGGTATTATCCTTGAGGTAAAAGGAAGATTCAAGTTAGAGGATAGGAAGAAACATTTATTTTTAAGGAAGAGTAATCCTGATATAGATGTTAGGTTTGTCTTTACTAACTCCAGAAGTAAATTATATAAAGGGGCAAAGTCCACCTATGGTGATTGGTGCAAGAAGAATAACTTCTTATATTGCGACCTGAAGGACGGCGTTCCTCAGAAATGGTTAGATGCCTAAAGAAAATACTTTCCTAGTAGAGATGGAACAGTTGATGGAGACTAAGAAGTCTGCACCTGAGCAGATTCTTTTTCTTACTGTCATACTCCAAGCCTTGTTAGATGCTACTAAGCCTAAAGAAAGTAGAGAGTCTAGAGAATCTGAATTAGCAAGAAGCAGTGCTAAGGCTTGGTTCGTAGCATCTGTTGGCGTCACTGCAGATGACTTCCGTACCGTATGTGATCTTGCTGGAATAGACAGTGAGTATACAAGGACATTCGCATACAAGATTATTGAGTCTAAGGAAGTAGAGTATGTACGTAAAAGAATTAATACTGTACTATCCTTTAACTAGGAAACCCCCCCTCTATTTAAATTAAGGAGACTAAGGTGGTCAAGCCAACAGATTGGATTGGGCATAAGTTTGATGAACTTACTTACTTATGTGAGTTACAAGAATACGTAGCAGGTACTTATGATATGCACTACGCTAAAGGAAAGCATCAGGCATCAGAATTAATAATAGATGCTGGGTATGGTGAAGGTTTCTTGATGGGTAACATCTTAAAGTACTGGAAAAGATACGGGAAGAAGGAAGGAAAAAATAGACAAGACTTATTAAAGATATTACATTATGCTTTAATAATGTTGTATGCTCATGATAATATAACCAAAGGAGAATAACTAAATGCCTACATTTCGATCTAACGAAAACCCCATGTTCCGATCTAAATTTTCTGAAGATATATTCAAACATAAATATGAACACCAATCATGTGAGACATGGGCTGCTTTATGTAGAATCTTAGTTGAAGATGTGTGTCAAGAGATGATGACTAGAGATGAAAAAGATCAGCTAATACAGTACATGATTGAGATGAAGTTCATTCCCGGTGGTCGTTACCTTTACTATGCAGGACGCCCCAATAAGTTCTTTAACAACTGCTACCTATTGAAGTCAGAGAGTGATACCAGAGAAGATTGGGCTGACCTATCATGGAAGGCTGAGTCCTGCTTGATGACAGGTGGTGGTATAGGCAACGACTATTCAGTGTACCGTGCGGAAGGTGCAGTCTTAG